CCAGTGTGCTTGGAAACCAATTTGGTGAGGGCATCGCTCGACGCGCAGATCTTGAAGAAGTCCTGTATTTTATAGGCGCCCCTAGGACTGGCGCTAATAAGGTTCGTTATATTAACGATATGCTGAGCCGCTGTTGGGGCGTCGTTGCCGAAATCAGCGATTAAGGGGGTACCATCGCGGGGGACGCAGTCGGGGCAGCTTACATTGGTGTCGAAAGAGATGCTTTGGCCCTTCGGGATGGTTAGCAGCTTGCTGCTATCGAGGCCCGCGGCGTAGGACTGGACGTGGTGGTTGACCCTGGTGCCATTCCAAGCTGGCAGGTCATTGAGGGGCAGGGCGCATAGATTATGCGCAGAGATGATGGAGCCAGTGTATTCCCGGAGGAACTTTAGGAGCTCTTTAGTCTTAAGGATGTTCAGCCCCGTGTCGTCGTTAGTCCTATGCTTGCGCAGGTTGTCGACCCAGTTTTCGATGATTGGGAATTGGGCCGGGGTCTGGGGTAACGCAACTACCCGTTTGGCCACGAGATGTGAGCAGACCTCGTCGGCGTGAACTCTGAGAGTGGCGTGTCCTCCCTCCAAAACTATAGGGCTGTTGTTGATGCCCATAGCGTTCTCGTGCGCTTGTATTTGGTCTACGGTGGGGAAGGGAGGGAGAGGGCAGCTCAGGCCGAATGCCGCCTTGTAGCAATGGTGATAGCAGAATCCGTCATCGTCGGGGTCGACATCTAGCCAGACGTCCCTGCTGGGCCCGTTCAAGATGGCAGCGGTGCCATGCTCCTTGATGAGGGCTTTGAAGTCCAGGGATGGTTCATCCACGCTGTCAACGAGCTGGAGGAGGAGAAAATGGCGGCGCGAAATTCCGGTGAGCTCCTTCATGTTCTCGTAACCATAGATGTCGTCCACAGATTTTTCCGACGCGAGGGACCCTCGAAGGGTGCCCTTGAACATCTGCCAGAGGCCGCTACCTCCGCTCTGGATCTCTTTGGTAAGGTAGCTGAGGGCTTTCGTGGAGCGCCACCTGCGAACCATGCAGGAAATCAACAGCGCCATGGTGAGGGTGTTTTGGGCGGCAGGGGCGAGCTGAAAGCCTCTCTGGATGGAATGCCCGGATACAGTTATCTCGTAACAAAGGGCGTTGAGGTAGGAATGGAACGACTGGCGATTTACGTGCTTGTCATCCCTTGCGTCTCCAAAAGCGACAGCTTTATTCCAGATAGCTGTCGGAATCCAGATGGCCTTCAGCCCCCGGAGTTTTTGCAAAAAAACCGCCGGAGGCATGTGCCCCTGGTACAGCTGGTCTCCCCAGCGTTTGACAAATGGGAGGGCTGAAGCTAAGTCGATGACACGCGTCATGCCAGTGCCACCGGGCTGAAGGCGCGT